TTTCATCCGGTATGGTGAAGTCATGCTAAGAACCATTCTCAACAAGAGGGCCATCTAAATGGCGACAGTTCAGGAGCATGGAGGACTGACTCCGGACGATGTTTCTCGGATTGAAGCATGAGGAACTTGTCCGTGCGAACATGCGTTCAAGGATAGAACTGGACGCCGCAATCGAGACGCGGCCGAGTTCAGGAATCTGCTCCTCATTGCCGCAAGGTCGCGTGCAAAAAACGCAGGTACAGACGCGACTTGATTATTGCGGCATCGGCGGTTGCCGCGGCAATTGTGTTTATTGGATTGATGCTTCTGATGAGCGCGCCAGCTCCTAGCCGATCCGCCTCACGCGATCGGCCAGACTCATCGACACGCCCTTGATTGCGTCAATGGTGGCACTTAGGCCACCACCGATTCCGCAGGATGCATGGAACTTTCCGACCGGGCACGACACGCTGGCCATCGTGAGTTTCACGGACAGTGCAGCCCGTCGGCTTCCTCCGCAGCCACACTTCGTGCAGAACCCAATGCCGCCGGGGTCCGTGTTGTCCTCCAGGCTGTCCACCCGATGCTCGCAGCTGCGGCAGGCAGCCTTGCGGGCTTCGACCACGTCGGCTGGCGCCGGGCCGTTGAGGGCGTGATTCGCTTCGGCCTTCAGGTACTGCACTGCCTTGGCCGTGGTAGCCCCGTAGGTACGGTCGTGCCCTGTGGCTGCTCACCACCGACAACCCGGTGCGGGCACTGGCCGCAGACGCCGAGGCTGGGACGGCCGCCGTAGTGCCCAGCGGGGCAGCAGCCGCCCAGCCTTGACCGTGCACGGGTCCAGTGGTCACACATCGATCACGAGACGGTGGCCGTCAGGCGCACGGCGGGCCGGCTGTCAGTGTCACAGACCGAATAGGTGCCCGTTGGATCGCACGGATCGACGGGATCGCTGGGGGCAAAGTTACTGGATGCAACGCTACTGCCTTCGAAGGATGTGCAGGTTCCAGTGAAAAGGGTGTGGGGCCACCAGTCCCCGATATTTCCAAAGCCCGCACACGCATCGCCTGAAAGATTGCGTGGAGTCGCGAGAGCACACCTCACGTGCCGTTGAAGTTTTCGGCTAACTACGGCGCTTGCACCGCCAGCCAGTAAAAGTTCTCGTGTTGTTGTCGCAGTCCAAAAGCATTCTGCAGCCATCGCAAACACGGCCCACGCATTGACGGTCACGCATTGATTGCCGCTTACGATTGGGCAACACAAACTCAGATCAGACAGCGCTACGGGGTTTGATCGGTAGAAGACTCCGCTTGTAGTCGGTCCACCAGTACCGCACGGCTCATAGGTGTAGCAACAGCGATAGACGGTCACCGTCGTGGCCGGGACCGTCACGGTCACAATGTTGCAGGTGCCTGCGGTGCACTCGTTGTACCCCACGTGAACGCCGGAAACGCCAGCGTGTACGTGCTGGCCAAACACTCGCAGTCGATCGCGCAGCCGCAGCAGCACGACGCTGGGGCCAGGTTCACTTCTTGAACCAGCCAGAAATGCGGTCGAGGCTGACGACATGCCCGGCGATGTATCCGGCGGCACAGGCATGCGAACGCGGCCCAAATTGAGCCGATCAGACTTTCTGCGGTACCGAGGATCATGGTCTGCTCTCCTGTTGAGTCTTTCGCCATGCCGCGTCGAACTCCTTGTCCGATGCTCGCTTCATGGCGATCCATTCCCGAATCGTCTCGGGCTTGTCCGTTGCCATCGTGGCTGCGGCCATCTCCGCCTCCGTGACCTTGCGACGAGGCAGCCATCCGATGGCCACCCGGATCGCCGCACCAATGCCCGTCGCGTGCACCAGATACGCAGCCGCGGCGCCGGCCAGGGCGACTCAGGCCCCACTGCAGCAGGGTCGCCCACCATGGCGTGATATCTCGCACCTGCGTGACCCGCTGATGGATGACGCCGACGCTCTTCTGGATCGACTGAGCCTCAAGGCTGATCGCGGCCGCGTCGGCCACCACGTCGGGCTGGGTGGACTGGGCACCGATCCGCTCGGCTAGGCCGCGGATGGCTGCAGCCCGGTCGCCGACGGCCGTGGCCTGCACGCTAATAGCCTCGGCAGACGAGCAGCCCGCAAGAGCCACCAGCAGCAGGAACAGCATGCACCGGATCACCGGCGACCCTCCAGCCTGTCCAGTCGAACGTTGACGGCCTGCAGGGCCTCTCCGTGCTTCTGATCGTTGGCAGCACCCAACACCTGAGCCTTGACCAGGTCCTGGGCGATGGATCGCAACTCCGAAATATCCCTGTCCTGCCGTTCGAGAATGGCGCGTCCTTCCGGCCGAGCGTGACAAACACCCCGGCCACGCCGATGATGAGGGTGACGAGCTGCAGCAGGCTGATGGCAAACGCCAGCTGCGGGTTGGTCTGATGTCGTGGTCCAAGCGGCGTCATGGGCATGCTCCGTCGATGGCGTTGGGGCAGGAGAAAACAAAGCACGGTTCTCCGTTGTCTCGCTGCATCTGGTGCATGATGACGATGGTGTTGGCCTGGATGGCCTTGACCGAGAAGCCTGCCGGAATGTTGGCAGTCGTGATGCCGGGCCCCAGCACAGTGGTGCCAGACACGCACTGCATGCTCTCGATGGTGTTGATGGCCTTCCCGGCGGTGCCGTAGACCAGGCTGGATTTTCGTCTGGTCGCGTTTCCGGTTGCGTAAATCGTGCCAGCGGTGATGCTTGCCGGCGCCTTCACGTAGGCCTCTTCCCAGTCGTATGTCCACGCGACTGGTGATGCCGCAACGCCTCCGACGGTCGCAGTCTTGCCGGTGATGGCAGTGCTGCCAGTGATGCGAGCAAGGAAGATCGTTGGACGGACGGACCTGTCGCTGCCACCGGTCGCACCCTGTTCGTTGATGGCGTTGACCGTGTCTGCAATGGTTCGGACCATGTTTGGCGACCATGGGCCGAGGCTGTGCCGAGTTGATCCGTTTACTCTCACGTCACGATTCCGATGCCACTGAACGCGGCGGTCTCTGGGAATGGCTGGGCCCAGAAACGCATCGGGCCTGAGCCACGGCGTTTGCCGCCACAGCGGTGGAATCGCTGGTGTTGCATCCGTCCGAATTGGCACCGACCAAGGGATCGGACCCCACACGCTTTGGAATCTGCCGCAGGTGAAAGTCCGCGTCGTAGGCAAACGAATAGACAATTTCGTAGGTGCTGACGCCGACCCGGCTGATGTTGCAACCCGTGAACAGCAGGGTGCCAGTTGGAAACGTGTAGGGCCCCACGGCAAACGCAGCGCTGTTTCTCTTGTTGATGTATGAAAGTGGCGGGGTCGGCCGTCCAACCATCACGTTTCGGACGGTCACTCTGGCGACATTCACGAACGCGCTCACCGGCTCACCATTGGCATCAACCTTGACGCCGCCAATGTCGCTTTGCGTCGGGCTGTTTCCGTTTGTCGGGATGTAGGTCCAAGTTCCACCAGTTGTCTTGGTTCGCCAAACGTCCACGGTTTCGCCGTTCACTCGGTATTCGATAGCCACGAACCCGCTCTGCCCCTCGTTCTTTTGATCCACGGGCGTCACGACGTTGTCGCCGACATTGCTGTCGAAGTTGACGGTCGCTTCCCAAACGTAGCCGCCAGCGTCCTGCTGCTTCAGCTCAAACGAGACCTGACGCATCCGAGTCGCCCAGTAACTGCCAAGATCACCCAGCGCACCAGAGCCTCCGCTGAACTCCGCATGGACCCAACTTCGTGACAATGCCGCTGTCACTCATAATCTGGGACGAGTTGATCTGTGCGCCAGCGTCATCCCGGATGACGTACGCCGAAGTCCGCTCCACTTGCCGCGGTCAAACCCGATGGAGACGCCGTCCGGCTTCTGGTTGATGATGATGGCCATGGTCAGGGTGCCCCAGATACGGAAATCTTGGTGTTCTTAGCAATTTCAGCCAGGTGGTTTCTCATCGCCTCTTGAATGCTGATAATTCGCTCCGGAGTTCCGCTCCTGCATCCCGCCACCTTCACGCCACCAACGGCCGTGCCAATGTTCTCCGTCTGGCTGGCTGACATTGTGTACTCAAGGATCGAGGCACGTCTGTTGGCAAGCATTTCCTGCCTCGTGCCGCGGCCTCAGCGGCGGCGCTCTGATTCCCTCTTTGCTTCCTCGGCCGCACGCCGTGCTTCCTGCTCGCCAAGTCTCCGTTGTTCTGCAAGCCTTTCCTGCTGTTCCCGGACCTGACGCGCGGCCTCGACCTTCTTGTATTCGGCGTTCAGCTGATCCGCTTGCTCGGCGGTGATCTTGCGTTCGTTGAAAAGGCGATTGATTCTCTGCCTGTAGAGCTCCCGCTCGCTCTCGGTGATTTGTGCCAAGGTGTCCCTTTGTTCCTGCATCAACCGGCCAAACTCCTCGGCCTGCATCGCGGCACTTGGACTTGCCCTTCGCTTGTCAATTTCTTCCATCAGGGCTTTCATTTCACGAATTTTGGCGAGAGCCACCTCGGGATTCATTCCGCCAGCCACCATTTCCGACCTTGCCCTTTCGAGCTGATCTGCCTGATCAAGCCTGGCGATTTCCGAATCCGATTTCCCGGCACGTTCTCGTTGTGCCTTGAGGTCTTCAATACGGGCATACGCCTTGCCAGCAGCATCCATGCGAACCTGATTGAGTTTGGCCATGGCTTCGGCCTTGGCATCAATTTCACTGGCTGATGGTCCACCCGAATACAGCTTGTGGATGGATTCGGCGATGGAAACCAGCCGCTCCCCGCCTGGCAGGCCGTTTACAAAGTTGATGACCGTGTCGCTATACTAGCTTCATGGCGTCAATCTGCCCGCTCGATGCAAGCTGGGACAGACCGCCGCCCACAGCAGAAAGCCCAAGATCGACCGCCCTTGAACCCGGCAGAACCCCTTGACCAACGGGCCAAGAGTTTTGCCAAACATGGGGCCACGTTGAAGTCCCTGCATACTTCAAGGACCGTTTGATAGTCGGCGTCCATCCGATCACGCTCCGTCTTTAGAGCACGCTCAATTTGCAGTCTCCGATCCATGGACTGCTGCGCAGCCGCAATCTGAGCCTGCTTGATTCGCTCAATCCTAGAACGCTCTGCAGCCTCAGCCGCAACTCTTTGCAATTCTGCGGCCTTTTTCGGCTTCCATCAACTTGTTGATGACAGACCACTGTTCTTGATACTTGGCAACCACCTCTTGAGAGGCTCCAGCCTCTCTGAAGTTTCTCCAGTCCAATTTGTTCCTGGCTCTTGGTCAGCCGGTCGAACTGCCTTTGAAGAGCAGACATGACACCACCGATGGCCCTTTCGGATCGCTGCTGCAGCTGCTCGGTCTTTGCCGCTGCCCTGTCTGCCTGAGCAGCAAACTCCTGGACGCCCTCCATGGAAATGCCAACGCGAATGCCAGCAGAGCCCTTTGCCATCAGTTGCCTCCCTTACCGAATGCCTTGCGAAGAGCATGCAGGGCTGTAGCCGGGTCTGCCGATGGTTTTTCAACAAACGGCATGAAATCCTGCGGCTTGAACGCTGGACCACGAGAACGGTGACAATTTGCGATTGTTGATGCAACGATGCCGGACCGAAGGTCGGCACGCTGCTCGCCAAAGGGCTCCAGGCTGTCGTATGCCATCCATTCGGTCAGCTCACGGCCAGACATGGTCTCCTCCAGTTCTGCCACGGTTCGCCCAAGCGCCAGCGCCAGCCGAAACATGAACTGCTCTCAGCGGGCGCTCTCGGAGTTTCCCTCGGCGTCTTCCTTGCTCCGTGATCCCATCCCGCTCAGGCGGCATGCGACTTCATACAGGTCATCAACAATGGTGGCTGGCAAGGCACCAATCGCGTCCACCTCCAGCGGAGTAAACAATGGCTGGCCACCGTGATAGAGACACTGCACCAGAAGTCCGGCCCGGATGTTCTTCATGGTCCGTGTCTTGCTTTGCCACATGATCTGGTCATATGCAGTCCCGCCCGGCGGCGGTGAGGCCACGTACTTCAACCTCACCGACGCCGGGGATGGAAACCACTTCGGACGGCACGGTGCCCTTGAGGGCCAGCAGGCGTTCCTTCAGGTCACTCATGGATCAGTCCACGTCGGTGAAGTTGACCGAGCCCGACCACTTCACGGTGATGCTGGCGGTCACGGCCGAATCCAGATGGCGCCCTTGATGCTGAAATCGGTCACGATGCCAATGCCGGCAAGCGTGGCGCCCTTGTTCGAGCTGGACCCAAACTCGACCAGCCACGACAGCAGGGTCGGGGCGGTGGTGTTAGCGGTCACGTCAAGCTGGTCGATGATCGTGGACTGCTGAGCATCGTCGGGGTCCAGATTGACTTCCAGGCTGATGGAGCCCGAGTCGATCAGGGCCTGCAGTGAACTTCCGGAACCGGTCGGTCAGGGTGGTGATGTCAATGGTGTTCAGCTTGATGCCGTCCACGTTCAGGCTGAGGATCCCGCCGACCGCCGCGGTGGGGGCCGTGTAGGTCCCGCCTGTGGCCGGGCCGACCTTCAGGGTCGATCCGAAAGGAAGAGAATGCTGCCATGTGTTGCTCCTGTTAGGGCGCCTGCCCTGGGGTGGTGATGGTGATGGGTGAAACCGCGTCGGCCTGATAGGTGGCCTCGACGGTCACGGTTGTGATGTGAATGCCGCCTCGTCGCCCTCGGCACCCACGTCGTAGTTGCTGCTCTCTCGAAGCACGCGGATTTCAATGACCTTTGTGCTGCGGCTGGTTCCGCTGGGCGCCGTGCAGTGCCTTGCGGACCTTCTCGGAAATGGACATGGATGCCTTGACAGTGGTTGCGATGCAATCGCAATCGACGGAGAGTTTTCGCAACCTGTCTGTGCGGCCAAACGTCGGGCTGATGTCTGAGTCGTTCCCATAGGCCAACACAATGCACGGAAGGGTGCTGGTGTCCCGGTACGACACAAAGATGCGGGCATCTGCAAACGACGTTCCGACAGACTGGACCACGTCGGTCGAGCAGAGCAGAGCATCTCGGACTGCAGCGGCAATGGTGGCGCTCATGCCAGACCCCTGCGTGCCGCTGCCTGCGTGACCCTGCGTGGTATTTCAGTTGCCAGATGAGCGTTGATCTGCGAGGTCATCGACTTGTACAAACGAAAGATCACTCTCCAGCCTGGATACCAAGCAAGACCCATGTATCGCCCACCCTCGGCCAGCCAAATGCCAGGGGCCCACGCTTTGACGCGGGCTCGGTAGTTCAGTTGTTTGTCCACCCAAAAACGGAATCCAAAGCCCTTGATGCTGAAGGCTCGACGCACCTGCGCTCTAGTGAATCCCGGCGCCTCTTCCCGATGCTGGGCTGTTCCTGAATCGCCACCGATTCCACTTGCCGCTCAATGTTGCCTTTTGCGCATCGTGGACGCCCTTGTAATCAGCGAACTGGCTTAGCAGGCCAAGGCGGACCGGTTCCATGGCTTCCGTCATTACTTCCTCGACAATCATTTGAAGATCGGTGGTGCCCAAGTCCTTGAGGGCGGCCTTGACCTCCTCAACCCCATCAACAATCAGACGCCTTGAAACATTTGATCTGCGTCCC